CGATCAGGTTACTACGGCTACAAATTTAGCTAATAAGATCAGAGACTTTTTAGGTAACGGCTCTGACGTTTACTTAAACCCTGATATGAATGGTTTACAGATAATTGTTGTTTCCCCGTCAGACGGCGCTGATACAATTAGCTTCCCTGATTACTCAATTACAAATACTACTGGAAATGCTACTCTGCCTACACTTACTCCTTTTATGCAGATGCAGGGTGTAGACAACGATCAGACCTTCGATTTAGAGATTTATACCCGTGACAACACTTCATATCCTGCGGAAGTTTTCACAGTATCGTTTGTTAAACAGGTTAACAGCTTAGGTGAGCAGGTTTTCTTAGAAGATATTGTAAACAATAATTCTAGCAGTCGTTCGAAGTATATCCGTGTTAAATACAATGAAAACAATGCTGCCGGTATTCTTTATATTCCTCAGGGCGGCACTGACATTCAGTGGTTAAATGGCGGTGATGACGGTGTCTTGCCGACTACCGGTGATATTGTATTAGCTTGGGATGCTTTTAAATCGCGTCAGAAATATCCTATGCGTATTCTTATAAATGGTGGTCATACTGCTGTTTCCGTTCAGCAGACCATGACTAACCTTGCTAAAACGCGTTATGATTGTATTGCTATTCTCGATTTCCCCTCGGATAAACAGGCGTCCCAGGCTGTATTTGAATATCGTAATGCTTATTTAAATGTCGATTCTTCGCGTGCTGCTCTTTACTCCCCTGACGTTTTAGAGTTGGACCCTTTTAGAAATCTTGAATTATATGTTCCGCCTTCAGGTCACGTTGCGGCACAGTATGCCGAAACTGATGAAGTAGCTGCGGAATGGTTTGCTCCTGCCGGTTTAAATAGAGCTATTCTTGATACTGCTTTAGGTTTAAGAGAGAATTATGATGAAGATGAAATGCAGTTGTTGGTTGATTCTCAGGTTAACCCAATTATTAACCGTAATGGTGTTATCGTTATTTGGGATCAGTTAACTACACAGCGTAAACCTTCTGCTTTCAGAAACGTTTCTCTTCGTCGTATGCTTATTACTATTGAGATTTCAATTGTTGATGGTCTTGATTACACCATCCACGAGCCTAATGACGATTATACTGCTGTCTTAATCATCCAGATCTGTGTTTCTATCCTTCAGCCGATTAAAGAAGGTCGCGGTCTCTATGATTATGCGGCTATTTCTGATGATCGTAATAACAAAGATTATGATTATAACAACCAGCAGCGTAACGTTGACGTTATTCTTGATCCGATCTTGCCTATCCGTACAATTCGTCTTTCTGCTGTCGTTGTACAAAAGGGTGCTTCGTTTTCAGAGACAGAAGCACTTATCAACGGTGGCTCTACTGCACTAGGAGCCTAAAATAAATCATCCCGGAACCTAATTTAGTAAGTCCTTAAAACTTACTAAAAATAAAGGGTTCCGGGATGACCAACTGGGTTTTGGCTTTTAGAGCACGCGCAATAAATCGTAAGCGTACAGAGTTGCAGAATCGTATAAATAAAACCAGTAGGCTAAAACCACCTCCGTGTACTCAAGAGGAACTTCAAAAGCTGCTTAAGTATGATCCGGAAATAGGTGCTTTTATTTGGATAGGGCATAAGTATACGGCGCACAATGGTAAAATAGCGGGTGGTAAACACAAAGCCACGAAACATGTATATTGGGAAATAAAAGTATTTGGTAAAAAGTACAAAGCTCATAACTTGGCCTATTACTATATGACGGGCATCTGGACTCAAATAGATCATCGTAATAATAAAACTCTAGACAATAGATTTTGTAACTTGCGTCCTGCTAACGATTCCGAAAATGGTAAAAATAAACTAATAACTAAAAACTCGTGTAAATACAAAGGTGTATCTCGCGTAAGTAAATCAAATAAATTTCAAGCATCTATAACTGTTAACTATAAATCTATTTATTTGGGTATTTTTGACACTCCTGAAGAAGCTTATGCAGCATACTGCGAGGCTGCTAGTAAACACCATAAAGAATTTGCAAATATACGCAATGAATGAACGGTAATTTAATAAGGAACAGGAGAAATCTAATGTCCCGCAACGCTATGGATACTGGAGTATAAAATGGCTCATTCAACTTTAACTGATATCCGTGGAGGCTTAAGTGATGCCGCCGACACGGAGTTGTTCGATTTTATTATACCTTCAGTTCCTGGATCTGCAAACACTACTACTGGTGCCGGTGCAAATACTGGTGTTTCTGCGGGTCGTGATTTAGCTGTTTTATGCCAGCAGGCAGTCTGGCCCGGTCGCGGTAACGAAATTATGGAAGTGCCTTTGCACGGTACTCAGCTAAATTTTGCGGGCCGTGTAACGATGCCTCGTACTATGAGTATTACTTATGCTGAAAGATCTGATCTATTAGTTACTAATACTATTAGACGCTGGATGGGTTATCAGCGTGGTATGATTTCTGGTGTTTCTCGTGGTTACAAAAAGCAGTATGCCGTGGATGGCGCGGTTTGTTATAAATACGATACTACCGGCAAGATTGTTGATAGCTGTGTATTTTATGGCCTAATGCCCGAAGACTTGCCTGATGTTCAGTTAGACGGTTCTTCTACTAACCTTTGGACAGTCAGTGTCTCGTTTAGATACGACTTTTACGTTCCTGCTTCAATTGGCGAACAAGCTGCTTAGTAAATGCAAAAGGCGGTTAGGGGTAATACCCCTAACCGCCTTTTTTAATTTAATATATAGATTAAACTAGGAGTATATTGGTATGACTGATATTAGATATAGATCGCAAATACCTGATCAGTTAGCTTTACAGAGTATATTTAGTAACGGCGTAGCTGAGCAATGGCGGTTTGTAGTATCTCTGCCTGATTTAGGCCCTTCTGCTTCAGTTTCGCAAAGTTTTGATTTTACCAGCGGTGCTGCTTACAATAGCTCCTCCTTTACTTCAAACATTCAAGTGCCTCACGCTATTGTTGAATCTGTGGATATTCCCACTATTCAAGTAGATATGGATGATCGATACGGGCAGGGTACTTCTATATCAGTACCGCGTAAATGGAGTTACCCTAACGTTACTATAAATTTTTACGAAGACCAAAAGTACAACGTTAGCAAATATTTATGGGCTTGGAAGCTTTTAATTGCTGATGGTGATCAGTTGTATAACCTACCTACTGTTTGGAAAAAGGATTTATCTATTTTAGCTTTCGACTCTCTAAACAACTACAATCCCGTGATGCAAGTTAATTTGATTGAATGCGCTCCTACTACTTTTATGGGTGGCTTGAGTTATGGTCAAAACAATGGGTTTTTAACGGTTAGCTCTGATTTTGTAATTGATGACCAGGAGTTTAACTTCACAGCATGACTGAAAGAAAAAGAAACAACAAAGGTCGTTATGAAGGCAAAAAATGTATTGTGGAAAATATTAAGTATAAGTCTTTGAAAGATGCATGCATTCACTATAAAGTTGATTATAAAATAGTAGCCCTACGAATTAAAAGCCTAAATTGGACCTTGGAAGAGGCATTAGAAATTGTAAATAGAAATCAAATTGTAGTAGAAGGTAAAACTTTTAAATCTATAAAACAGGCTGCAGACTACTATGCTATGAGTCATAATACAATTAAGAGAAGACTAGACAAAAACTGGTCTATTAATGAAGCTTTTGACCTAGTTAAAAGAAAGGAAAACAGCTCTGCCTGTAAAGGTATTATTTATAAAGTAAAGAATAAAATAAATAGTAAAGTTTACATAGGTCTGACTACCCAAAAGCTTATAGTTAGATTTAATAGACATAAATACGATGCAGTCAAAGGCTCTAATACAAAGCTACATCGGGCAATGCGTAAGTATGGAATAGAAAATTTTAAAATCAGAATTATAAAAGAAACTACAAATAGGTATAAATTGCGTAAATTAGAGATTAAATATATAAAAAAGTATAATTCTATTCTAAAAGGTTATAACAGCATGGTAGGTAATGGTTCTACAGGAGATAAACATGGTAAACCTATTCAATACGATGGAGTAAAATTTATTAGTATTACTGCCTTATCTGAATATGTAGGTATAAGCAAAAGTCTTGTTAGTTATCGTCTTAAAAATAAAATACCTTTGAATAAACCTGTGCATAGTCAAGAGTATGCTTGGACCGCATAACCAACATAAACAAAGGAATAACACCAATGATGCGCCCACGTCAAAGCCCTATTAG